ACCTGGTTGTACTGAACCTAAATTAGTATTTGCTGGATTAGCAAATTCTGGTGGATTGTCTAATGTTAAAAGGTTTGTTGCATTAGCGATAATACCATTACCATTTACTATTTTTAAATCGTACGGCGAATTTGCCGCTGTCATAGTAGCTGTTGTATCTACTGTGATTGAAGTTGAATTTGTATATGTAGTTGCACCTGGAGTATATTCGGTACCATCATCACCAACCCAAGTTGCAACGAAACCGTCTTCTATGTTAGCACCTGTAACTGAAACTGTAGTTGTTGTACTTCCATCTGGATCAATAAGTGTAGGACTAATTGATGTTATTGCAGGTGTTTGAAAAATGAAATTTGATCTTTTCATTTTTCTTAATTCGCCAGCAGAAGTGTCGTAAATAAGAACTTGGTCTAAATCATTAACAGTAGTTTCTTCTGTATGGCCTGTAATTACTGTTGAATCTAAATTTGATTGTTTTATTTTTGTCATTATACTGGATACTCCCTTATTACAATATCATCATTGTTAGCTGGTGCCGTTGTAAAAGATAAAGTTGTACCTGATATTGTATAATCTGTTGTTGGAGCTTGAGCAACACCGTTAACTGTTACTAACACTTTATCAACTGTAGAATTTTGAGTTACAGTAAAATCAGTGTTTGAACCATCACCAACAGTCTGTCTTACATTTATTTCAGTTGGTCTATCTTTTGCGTTTATGTATCGGACCATTTGTAAATTCCTTTTTAATACTAATATTTATATTACACGTCTTCTAAAACTGATGCAACAACATCAATTGATGAACCAACAGAAGCCTCTGCTCTTAATACATCGCCAGTTGTTCCATTGTTTTGTAATACTATTTTGTTACCTGACATAATTTCAACTGTAGTGTTTCCTGGAATTTTTAAATCTTTTACGATATAACCATCATTAGTCCCATCGTAATTATCTAAAAATAATCCTACTGTTCTTTCGGAAGCATTCTTATTACAAACTGAAATACCGATAACGATTGATTCTAATGCTGTAGAACCAGCACCTGCTGGAGTAGAGTACACAGCATCAGCTGAAGCACCTGTAGATGTTCCTACGTCTGCTTTAACTTCTCTTTTAAAATCGTTGGCCATTTTTTAATTCCTTTATCTTTTTAAAAACTTGTTTATATTTATATTTATATAAACTTTTAATTTAAGATTTTGACTTATATAAGTTATTTATATCAGTAAAATCTATTATAACGAAAAATATTTCAAAAATTATCCTAAAGCAATCGCCTGAGCAATCGCAAAAGGTGTCGTTGCAACACTTACACTATTTATTGTAATTGCCGCACTATCTAAACTAGTCAAACCTGTCATTGAACCACCCGTTAAAGTGGCGGTTCCGTCGGTTAATGTCGTAGAAGACACACTAGTTAAACCTGATATTGTACTATTAAGAGTTATTGTCAAACTATCTTCTGCTGACACAGTTGCGGTAATATTCGAATCACCTAAAACACTCATAGTATCATTAGCAGATATCACCTGTGTTGTAGATGTTTCATCTCTTAAAGTAAAACTAAATGTAGAAGTTAAAACTTCATTTATAGCACCAACAATTGTTGATTGATTCGTTGTACTTAAACCACTTAAATCACCTACATCTGTACCAAGATTATTGAACGTTGTTCTAAACGTTTCTAAAGTATCTGTTGTTGCTACTGATCTTATTGCCATTATTTGTTAATAACCTCTTTTAATAAATTTTTAATTTCTCTCAATTCTGCTTTCAAAGTATTTATTTCCTTTACGGTATCTCTAATTTGATCGCCTTGTTTTTCTCTTGCTCTCGCTCTAGCCATATATATTTTAAAATCAGTATTAGAACCATTAATAATTGCATTAGAGTTTAAATCTCTTAATAAATTATCATAACCTTCAACTTTCAATTTTCTAGTCATATTATAGTGCTAAAGCAATTGCTCTAAAGTCCTTTAATCTTGGTGGTAACGCAGAGTTTGTACCATTAAATACAATCTTAATTTGGAAAGATGTAAATTCTGGTAATTCACTTGCACTAAATTTGTAATCTTTAAAATCTAAATCTAATACTAGATCGCCGTTTGATGGATCAACCGACACATCTGGAGAACCATCTGTGTTAAATGGTGTATAAGGTAAATCTTCTATTCTTCTTGTTTCTTCACCACCAGATAGTCTAAAGAAACATTTAATTGATGAAGTTGATCTTACACTTGCTGCTAATCTTATATCTAATGCTGTAGATGGATTTGAAAGATTGATAGGTTTTGTAATATAAGAACCTTCTGAAGAACCATTACACACAGCACCACAAGCTGTATCATCTTCGTAATCAACTGTGTTTGTAATTTTAGCAACAACTTTTGAACCCGCTGCTGGAGCTGAATCTAATGTTAATAGTGTTCCTGAAACTGTGTAATCATCAACTGGTTGTAATTTTTTACCATCTTTTTTAACCGCCATAATATGAACGTTACTAGGTGTTCCAGACAAAGTAAATGCTTGTGTTGAACCATCTCCTGTAAATGTATCTGTAGTTGATACTGTAGGATTATTTAATCTATTTGAAATCGCAAAAGCATTTGCTCTTTTTATATCTATCACAGGTGAAACTTTTGAGTTTGTTGAACTAAATGTTAAGTTAACAAACATAGATTGATAAGTTGATCTTGTAGAAGAACCATTACCAATTTCAGCTTTTTCATTTATTTCACTTGCAACTAATCTTGGAACATCAAAATAGATATTGTCATTTAATACAACTGGCAATGCATCACTTGTAGATTGTCTAGCAAATGCTGTTTCTAAACCGTGAACTGATCTACCAGATGTTGTTCTTAAATTAGATGTTAAAGTACAACCTGGGTGTACTACGTGTCCTATTTGTAATTGTAGAACATCAAACAATCTATTTTGAGTAGCTGTTACAGTTGAACCACCAACATCTCCTGTTGCTGTAGCTGTACCTGAAGTTGTAATATCATAACTATCTAAAGTAATATTAGAAATTGTAGCGTAGTCACCATTAATTTCTGAACCTTGTATTCCATTATAATCTGTACCTGATGTTAACCCTGCGATAGTTACATTATCAGTAGATGAATGCATACCGTGATTTGGATGGAATATTCTAACTAAAGAACTTCCATTAAATGTTCTAATAGAATTAGCATTTAGAGTTTTAGCAGATAACGCTTTATTCGTCAACGTTAGAGTACCAGAACTTGAAACATCAAACTCTGCTCTTCTCATTGTAAATTTTAAATCTTCCATTTGTTCAGCAGTCCAAGTACGATTGTTTGCTGATTTAAATAAGATACCTACTGCTGGTTGAGCTGACACTGTTCTATCAGAACCAATTACAGTGTCACCTAGTCTAGCAACATAAGCTGTATAATCCTGAGAATCTGTATATAGTACAAGTGCATATTCAGTTTTTTCTTTTAAATATACTGGTGAATTGAATGTAAATTTAGTTGCAACTGAACCATCAGAACTTGTATTTACATCACTAGGATTTAACCATTTAACTGAAAAAGGAACAATTTTATTTCCAGGATAACCATTAACCATATTTCTAATTTCAGCTTTAACTGGTAATGTATCTGATTTTGTAGCAAAATAAGCGTCAACGCTTGTTATGAATACACCGTCCTCATCATCAATTTGAAATGATTGTGCCAATGGATCTCTACGACCAATTGTTGTAGATGTTTGCCTTGACATTGCTCTTCTTTCAGTAGTATCTTGTCTAACTGTTTGAGCTTCTCTTGTAGAAACTACAGCCTCTTGTACAGTTTCTAGTAAACCTTTTGCATCATAATCTGCTTCCGCAGCAGTTGCTGTTGCTGTTCTATCTGATGTATTTGTAGATGAACTTGTTAATCTGAATACTCTTTTACCTGTTCTCCATCTAGGATTTGACGCTGTGTTTGGATCAGGTATTGAAAAAACTCCTTTAACATAACCATTTGCGTTAGTAGTTATATTTCCGCCTAGTGAACCACCATCAGGAGTTACATATGCTGAAACATCTACGTTATCAAAGAAAGGATAAACTTGGGTATTAGGTCTCAAACCATAACCTTCAAAAGTTACGTTTCTACTTCTAATAAAAGGAACAAAAGCAACAGAAATTACTCTATTTCCTAAACTTTGTCTTATAGTTTGAGGAACAATTACTGTTCTAATTCCACTTCTTGTTTGAACTACATCTGTAGACGTTGTTCTAACTAAACTATTACCTTGCCATCTAGTATCTGTTCTAGGATTACCTGACCATTGATCTTGCCATTCATTCCATTCAGTACCTACTGGTATTTCGGAAACACTTGTATTATCTAATCCAGCATTAATTGCTAAATTATCAAAAGTACCATTTACATTGACAACTATTTCTGGCGCAACTCTTGTTTCTTTCCATTCATCTACTGGTGGATCCAATTCTACATCACCAATCCAATCAAAAATTAAAAATGGATTTAAGTTTTCTGTTTTAGTTGCATATGGTTGTTGTATTAAAGTTGTTTCTGAATAAGGTAAGGTAATTAAATCACCTGTTTTGGCATAATTTGCTGCTGTTCTATCTGCTGCTGAAATTGTTGTTCCATCATCATCAGATTCTTCTAACTCAATAACATCTTCATTAAAAGGTGTTCTTGCCTCACCTCTTGCTCTATCAATTGAAAGTTTGTAGTCATTATTTCCTACGTCACCAACATTGTGACCAGAGAAGTTATCAACAACAAATCCATTTTTAAATCTATCAAAACCATCAGCATCTTGTATTTGTAAACTTTGAGCATCTTGTTCTAATAATGAAAGTTGAGTATAATATTCTAAATTTTGTATTCTATCTTCTAACTTACCAATATCTCTCATTGTATAACGTCTATTGTCTTCTTTTTTAATAGTGACATCAGAAGTTTGTAATGTATAACTTGGTATAGTTATAGTTGCTAATAATAAGTGACCATCTAAATTTCCTGGTTCTAAAGGATTAACAGCAGATGCACCTTTTAGTGCTTTTAATTCACCATCTCTAGTTATGAAAATTTTGTCTATTCTGTTTAGATAATATTCAAAGTCAGTTGTAACATCTGAATTAAACTGTACTACATCTACTGTTGATGAACCTGTACCGTCAAAACTTCTATCAGAAGAACCTGAATTAATTGTACTAGCATCATCTACTCTAGGTCTAAAATCTAAACAATCTCTTAATTCAAATCTATCACCTGTTGTATCTGAAGTGTAACTTGGAATATTCTCATAATCAACAACACCTGAATACGAATCAACATCAAAATAATCACCTGAACCGTGAGAGAAATAATCAAAATTAATTAATAATTGACCTGTTGGTCTAATCGCACCAGGTTTTAAAATTAGTCTTCCAATATCATAGAAGTTATCTCTTTGTCCTGTGTCTAAATTAAATCTATCTGAAATATCAGTATCACTTGCGCTTGCTGATGTACCAAAACTACTTGACATATAAACTGCATTGATTGCATAAATATCAGCTTTACCTAATCCAATTGTTCCACCTTCTATTGTTGATTGATTGGAAATGGCAACTGTTGAACCAGAATTTAAAGTTTTTGTTTTTGAACCAGCAATCGTTCTTTGTACAGTTGCTAAAATTTTAATTTTATGACCTTGAAAGTCAGCACCAAAATCTAATTTTAATGTTTTACCAGTTGGGGATCCAATCAATTCAAATATTGCGTCACCTTCGTGGTTATTACCTTCTAGGTTTAAAACATCTCCAATTGCACCAGATGTTCCAGCACCAAGTGTCATAATAGAAACTGAAAAATCATCTGTAGAATTTGAAGCAAAAGTTTCATTTGTACCAGCAGAAATAGTTTCATCACCATTAGATGATAAAGTAACTGTAAATTGTCTTCTTACATTAAAGTTTGTATCAGTTGCTCCACCATTAGCTGTTGTTTTTAATGTTTTAACTGTTGTATGTGGTAATTGGAATATAGAAATATTACTTTCAGGATTTGTTAATTTTGCTCGTCTTCTTGTAACAATTGAGGCAGTAGTTACATCAGAACCACCTACAGCAGAAGTTAATTCTAATTCGTTTTGAGATACAATATATTTTACTGTACCTGTTACTGTAGAACCAGCGTCATTTGTAAATGAAATTGAATCACCTATTTTTAAATCTATTGTAAAGTTTGTACCTTTACCTTGTAAAGTAGCATCTGAATTTGCTATTGAAACGTTACCTACTAAAGTATAGTTATCTCCGTATGTTGAATCTAATACTGTGTCAGCAGTATAAGTAGGACTTCCTGCCATACCAATTTGTTTAACAGCAGAAATATCTCTTGTTCTAACACCTTTAAAACCTAAAGCATCTACTTGAATTGTACCCGAAGCTGATGATGTTTGACCTGAAATAGTTTCTCCAGCAATAAAGCTTCTTCTAACACCTGAAACTACGACTGTAGTATGAGATACTGTGGGAGCTGAACTATAAGAAGTAACGTTAACAGGTGTTGTACCATCTGTTTCGTATAATTCGAATGTTGATGAAGTTGCGTTTCTTACACAATAAGTAGTATCACTCGATACTGCAACTGAATCTACAGCATATCCGCCACCACTTAAAGTAACTATTTGACCATCTGTTAATCCGTGTCCACTTAAAGTTACGACACCTGGACTTGCTACTGAAATTGTTGTTACAGCTGATGATACATTTTCGGTCGTATTTTGTACGATACCAATTGCGCCTGAAGTGGCACCTGATACTATTTCACCTGTTGTAAAAGAAGCTGAAGTAGTTAAATTTAAATGTGTAAACATTTCTATATCAAATAGATAATGTCTGTATATTGAAGACGTACTGTAAATATCAGATGATTGTGTTCCTGATACAAATTCAAAACCACGAGATTTTGCTCTACCTATTTCAGGAACTATAACACCTGTTGATGATTGTTCTGTTCCTCTACTATCTGTAGGTGTATCATATAAATTAACAGTTTTAAACGCTTCAACATCACCAGAAACAAATCCTATATCTGGCGATCCATAAACGTTTGTTACATTGATATAATTTTTTACATTAAATCTTGTTTTGTGATTATTTGCTGTTTCAAAATCTCTAGCTTTATCAATGTCAACAAAAGTTGTTCCAAGTCTTTCAGCCTCATAACCTCTTACGTATGCTTTAAAAGGTGAAACACCAACTGCAAGTTTAGTAGCGTCACCACCATTTCCAGAAGTATAGATACCTCTATTATTACCTGATATTAAATGTTCTCTTACATCAAAGTCAGGATTACTTAAAACATAATCTCCTGATTCGTCAAATGTTCTTCTTGCTAGTGTGTCTTCTAATACTGCATATTCAGTATTTCTTACAAGTGTTTTAATTATACCATTTTCAACTCTAGCGATTTCAAAAAAATTATCGTCTTCAGTTGATGTTAATGTTTTTTTAGCTAATGATAATGTAATCTTAAATCTATGAGCACCTGGAGCATTGGCATTAGAAGAACCAGCAGCGTTATCATTCAAACTATTATCGTCATTAGGAGTTATTAAAGCTTCAGTAACTGAAAAACCTACTCTGTAACTAGGTGTATTTGTATATTTGTCTAATACTAATGTTTCATCACTTACTTGTACAAAAAATCCATTTATATAAAAAATACCAGACTTAACACTAGCTGAAGAACCTATTGCTGTAGTATCTACAACACACGATACTCCTGTACCTGTTAGTGTTTCGCCGTTAGAAAAAGTTGTTGTAGTATTATTAGTACCTGTTTTTTCATATTTTACAAATAATGTATCAGGATCAGTACCATCAGTTGCTGATGTTCCTACTACAGTTGCAATAACACCAGATGTGCCACCTGTTAATTGTATATTAGAAAAATCTGATAATGTGTTTGAACTATCAATACTAGATAATTTGACAGCATAATAGTTTGTATCTATTCCAATCTGACCTGGAATAATCATTGCACCTTGTTTGAAAAGGTGATCGCCCAATCTTTCTATTTGATTTTGTAAGATTGTTTGTGATTGTGTTAATTCTCTCGCTTGAACAGCTAAACTTGGTCTAAAAAGTATTCTATAAAAGTTTTTAGACTCTGTAAAGTCATCATAATAAGGCGAGAGGTTAAAGTCAGTTTTTGCTGCCATCTATTTCCCTCTAAAATTCAATAATCAATTTAACGTTTTCAGTTTGATCTGCAGCTCTTGTAATTGGTGCTCTATTTTCAACATAAATTACATCACCACTATCAGACTCGATTTCAGCAGTAGCATAACCACTTGTAAATGAAATGTTATCTACTGTAGTTGTACCATCTGGTGTTCCAGATGCTCCTGATGATTGTCCTGTTACTGCATTTGAACCAGAAAACGCTGTTAAATCTCCGTTGCTATCAATTCCTTCATCATTAAATCTTGTTTGAATGTAATATAGTAAACTATTTGAACTATCCCACTCTACAACTTTACCCACAGCACCAGTTGAAGTTTGATTAATTTCTTCATCAGCAGTAAAGTTACCACTTACTGAAGTTAATCTCATAACCTTAACTCCTCTCAGTGTAGAAGCACTTGCTGCGCCTCCTCCAGTTGCGTTAGGGTCTCTTATCAAACAAACTCGTCTAAAATCATTATCTGTTGTAAAGTCACCTGAATTAGAAGTTTCAGCTCCTTCAAAGTTAACATTTAACATCACATAATATCCACCTAATTCTTTTACCGCATCTTCGCCGTGTCCACCTTTTGGCTCTATGATACAATCTAATTCTGCGCCAGTTAAACTTGTTGCTCCAGCTGATACTATATCAGCATTTCTAATATAAGCAAAAGTATAATTTGAACCTGCGTTTGTAACAGTTACACCAGTTACAACACCACCAGCAACTGTTACTGAAACTTTACCACCAGAACCATCTCCGTGTATATCAATGTTTGTAAACGTATTATTTACTAAAGAACCAGAACCTGCTGATTTGATAGTAACTATATTAACTGTTCCGTTTGAGTTAGCTGCTGCAACAGTTGAGTTAGTTGCAACTGCCATAAAATCTGTTGATAGGAAACTAACTCTTTGAGCAGCACTCAAGGTGTACATATATTTCCATTTGTAATCATCATCTGTTTCAATAATAGATGTAGATGTTCCTTCAGGTTTTGAAGTAGAAGCACCACCATTGTTGTTCCATAAACATTTGTAAACATTAAAATCATCTGTAACTACATAAAATAAAGAATCCCATAAACTAGTAGCACCACTTGTTGCAGTTTGTACAGTAGTTGTACCTGTAATTCTATTTCCGTAATCGTGTCTATAATAATCGTAAACTGTACCTGATGTCCAATTTCTTCTAGGTATTACGTAAGACACATCTGAAGATGTAACTTTTTTAGCTGACAATAAGTCATCAAAAGTATAAAATTCATCTTGTATTGAATCTACTGGAGTTAAAGGTGAAGAATCTGAACCTTCGTTTACTGTTCTACTATCACCTCTAGTAGATGTAGTAAAAGCTTGTGGCCTTCCTATACCTAAATAGTAAACGTTTGGAGAAGCTTCTGAAAACGATTCACTAAACTGTTCAGCGTTGTGTATTCTAAATTTGTTAGTTATTATTGCCGGCATTTAATTTAATTCCTTTTTCATATTTATATTATTAAAAAGACTCTAAAGTAATTCTTTTCCATATAGTTGTAGAACCATCATATGTTGCAGTACACACATATAGATATGTTCCGTCTTGTACAACAAGTCCAGCAACATCACCACTTTGTCCTGTATTTGTTGGTGTTCTTGTAGTTATTTTTGTAGTAGAAGGTAAAGTATTACCTCCTAAAAAAGAATAAATTTCATTAAAGTTGTCGTTTATAAGGTCACCACCATCACGGATAGTTGAACCTGTACCATCATTCGCAACTGTTCCTATATTAATACTTTGTTTAGCCATTTTTTCCTAAATTTTAATAATAATATTATTATTTATACTCATTTTTTATGCCACATCAAACTTAATATTTGTTGTGTCAAAAGTAATCTGGTCTTCATCAAAACTATTTTCATCTAAATGCCATATTTGAGATGGAATAGCAAAGTTTGTTTTTAATTTGTAATTAAAATCTGATAGATTATTTAACTCACCATCAATATTCGTATTTAATGTACCTGATAATCTTAAATTATTTAAGTCTTGTATTTGAACTTGACTTGCATAATTTGAACTTAATACTAAATGTGATAAAGAATGTAAATTTGGACCTGCTACTGCTCTACCAAATTTAGTTGTATTATTTCGTATATCAGTTAATTCTTTGATTTGAGATATAATTTTATATCTTCTACTTAATGTTAAATCTCTTGTATTATCTGTAAATAAATCTGGAGTTGAGTCTGCCATCATATCTGGATTTACTCCTAATTGTGGACTAGCATTTAAAGAAGTACCATCATCTATTGTTCCTAATCTTCTACCAAATACTGTTGAGAATAAAGTATTAAGTACATCTTGGATAGGTGTTGTAGTAACACCAGAATTTTCAGTTGTAAATGGTCTCATTTGAGCATTAACCTGTGTTGCAATATCTACTCGGCCTGTAAAGTAGAAACCACCAGTATGCATTGTTTTTTTAAATGAATCTCTCCATTGATTAATTGACTCACCAACTTTAATTATGTAAGAGAAATCTTGGTACAATAAACTGTCTTGTATCTTCATTGTTATTTCTGATATATGTCCATCTTCATTAATATACGAACCTGTTGTATCTAATGTTGAAACAACTGTGGTTGTGGCAGTTGCTTGATCAGTTTTAATAACCATAGCTGAAGCGTTAGAGGTATTACCAGATAATACTGTGTGAGGACTAAAACTTCCAGATGCACTTGTTAATTTCATTAAGCCTAAATTTGTGTTAACTGATTCTACAGTTGCTGTTACAATAGATGAACTTGCATCTAAACCTGAAACAGTTTCACCTATAGTAAAACTTCCTAAAAAATCTTTAACAATTAAATAAGTAGGAAGTGTTAAAGTGGGAGGTGTAGGAGAATTTTGAAAACCTTTACCTGATTCTATAATTTTTAATTCTTGTACTCTTCCAATTTGATCTCCATATGCATATATAACAGCACCATTTCCACTAGTGCTTGTAACAGTCACATTAGGTAATGATAAGAAATTATATCCACCGCTAATAATTCTTATATCTGTAATATCACCAGAACCTGTGCCACTCTCTTGTACAATTTTATTTCCTGTGTAAGGATCACCTCTTACTGTCTCGTCTTCTAATATAATATGATCTTCTGTAGTAGATGTTGATTCTTCCTGTGTGAAACCACCATTAACAACTGAAACTTTTGCTGAAGCAGAACCGCCACCTGTTCCTGTATTTGTAAATGTTATACTATCTCCTATTTCATAATTTGAACCAGCTTCATCTATTATAAAATCGGTAATACTTCCACTTCCTACAGCACCTACTTGAATTAATGCTCCCTCACCACCTGTAATTAAAGAAACGCTATCGCCAATAGAATATAAACTACCATCATTTGTTAAAATAGGATTGTTAGGTAATCCTGTTATAGATGCTTTTATATAAACATCACTTATATCAGTTTCTGTTCCCCATATTTCTTCTCCTACAATAAACGTACCTGTAATACTATCATCATTTAAAATATATTCGGAAACTGTATCTGTACCAATTTGAAATTTGAGCACACTTTCAATAATAGCTGTAGCACCAGAAGTTTGACCTTCAATCGTTCTTCCTACCAAGTCGTTACTATCACCTACGATTGAAATACCTCTTAATACTTTTGATGTATTCCATTTTCCATCTGATACTCTTAAAACTTGTTCTCTAGGATATATTGTTTCTATTTCTTCGTTAAACAATAATCTAAAAAATATTTGATGTCCTACATCTGTACCTTTAAGTCTATAAAGTGATCTTATATTTTTAATTAATTTTCTTTTATCAATACTATCATTTAAAACTTCAGGTAATGTATTTAAAAATTCATTTCTAAATTTTGTTAAAAAACTAGAAATTGCTTTATCAGGATCTCTAAATTCTAAAAGTTGTTGTATATTTGCTACAGGATTCAATTTAAATCCATTTATAATACCACTAGCATTAGATGATGAACCTATTATAGTTTCACCTTCTTTAAATTTATTTTGAGATGTTATGAAAATTCTATTGTTTATTAAATCTTCAGATAATATAGTTGCTGTTGCACCCGAAGTTTGTCCTGTTATAGTTTCACCATTTGTAAATTTTCCAAATGCAGAACTTTCTAAAATAATTTTATCACCAGAATCTAATTGAGTTTTATCTGAACCAATTTTTGAACCATTTAATAAAAGTAAATTTTCTTGGTTTGTTTCAGTTTCTAATAAAATACCATCAGTTGTTTGAATACTTGTAAAAGATATTTCAGCCGCTTCCATAAAGGTAAAGTAGGCTTTTAAAAACTCTACAAATTTAGGATGGTCTTCTAATACAAAACCAGGAACCTGTGAGTTTAATAGATGTGTAATTTTATCATTAAACTTTGCCATAGAAATTAGTAGCTAGATGTTGTCGTATAACCTACTCCAGCATCTGACGATCCTCCAACAAAAGTATCTGCCTCTACATTTATTGATGAATTAGCAACGTCAATTTCTATAATCTGATTTCTTACAGGAACAATATCATTTGAAGAAGGAGTTACAGTTAATTCTATTTGTGTAGAGGAACTTCCTCTTATATTTGATATTTCTGAAACATTTAAAGAATTTAACTGAATTTCACCTGTTATATAATTAATTGTTCCTTGAGTATTATTAGCATATGTTCTTACTCCGCTAATCACTCTATATCTTCTAATATTTCCTTCACCATCATCATCTAAAAAATATTCATTGCTATCACCTGATACTTTAAATCCAGTTGATGTTAATATTCCTCCATTGGTTGCATTGTAACCTGAAACAGGATTATATAATGTGTTTCTAAAATAAACATTATATCTTAAAGACGAACCTATTGTAGGAGAAAATGATTTTCTAATTTTTATAGTTGTAATATTTGAAACTATACTTGTATCTGCATCATCAACAATTCCAATAACTTTTGAATATCTAAACACACCATCAAATCTTTGAAGTGTATTTGTATTATATGAAGTTAATGCATTTGAAATATCTGTTTTTAAAGTTGCCGCAGTTTTTGTGGTTAATTTTTCATCATATTTTGCATTAACAGTTAATAGAACAGAAGTTGTTTCAGGATCAACAATTTCAGGTCTTACAGAAGCAACATTATATCTTTTAAGTTGAGTTACTAAACTATTTTTAGTTGTTTGTGTTAATGTGGAACCACTAACAGCTTTAATTGAAATTTTTACTACACCATATACAGGAGTTTCCTCATCTTCACCACCCCAAGCTGAAACATATTGAGCATTAGGATATAAAGTCTTAACAAGACTTTCATAATCAGAAGTTGTAACTGCTCTATTTTGAGCTGAATAAGTTAAAGGTGCATTGTATCTTATTGATTCTTTTGATTCCGCAGAAATGCCGCCTTGTGCTTCACTTACAGTAGAAATTGTTATATTTGAAAATCCGTCTATCGTTGATGAATAAGAAAAAGTATTTGCACCATTTGCGGCATCAACGTTTGTAACAATATATTCTAAAACAACTATGTTACCATCTGTTAATTTATTACCTATAACACCATCTCCAAAATAAACTTCAAATTTACCATCATCACCTTCTTGTAAAAAATATGCTTTTGTTGTTCCAGTAATATTTGCTAAACTTGTTGCTTTGGTGTAAGTATGTGTTGTAGAATCACCAGCACTATTTTGAACTTTTACGATTAAAGTTGATAAATCAGCTAATGCACTTGGTATTGTAAATTTTTGGTCAGGATCGTTTGAATCTACAGTGTATTTAAAATTAACTAAAGTACCTTCATAAATTCTTACACTTGAAAATTTATAAACACCATTTAATGGAGTTGTAGTTACTTCCGAATTATTTACAAAATAATAAGTTGTTTCATTTACAGTTGTTTCAAAAGTTGTACCTTTAGATAATGTTACTGAAGCACCTGTTGCATCTCCTATAGTAATATCAATGTCAGCATATGGAGCTCTTACTGATGATGGAGTATAACCTAATGCTTTTGCCAATGACACAATATTTTTTCTAATGTCAGCACTTTCAAGGTATAACTCATTTGATAACATATTAGCATTGAAACCTAAATAATGTGTGTTGTATGCTAATGTATCTAATAGAACTGAAAAGCCAGAACCCTCAAAATCATAATCTCTAAATTCTGCTTGATTTCTTAAAAATGATTTTAGATTTTGTTTTATCTGATCAAAATCGAAATCTGAAACTGTTAATTTATTACTTGCCATATTATCTTAATCTCTTTAAAAATGTTTCTACTACTACTGGTGCAGTTGTTCCTACCACATAAAACATAATCTTTAAATCATAAGCATTTTCATCATAATTAGGTCTAGCAACAATTTGTACTAAACGAACTCTTGGTTCAAAATTACTTATTACTTCTTCTACTTTTCTTTGTAAGTTTAAAGCAGTCAAAGGATTCATAGGTTCAAACAATAATGCTCTTACATTTGAACCAATCTCAGGGTGAAAAGGTCTTTCAAAGTGATTAGTATTAATTAAATTTCTAACCGATCTTTTTACTGCTTCTACACCTGTCAATTTATTTACATCATCTGTAACTATATTTCTACCAAAACTTAAATCTAAATCACTATACTCCCTAGTTGCTCTTTTACTCTTATTTAAATTAGTTGTTCCTGAAGCATCGTAGTTTGGCATAGTGTTAATATTTATAATGGGTTTTTGATTATACTCCTATAAAAACATTAGGAGAACCTTGTATCATAGCACCTAAATCCGCTGAATCTCCTATTCTTCCAACAGGTATACCTTGTATTCTTACAGTGGCAGAACCACTATTGAGTATTTGATTAGGGTGAGATATACACGCAGGTGGTGGACTAGGATTAGTAATCGTATGAGGCGCTACAGGTGTTCCTACTACTGAAGCCAAGATACCATTTACTCTTACTGTATATTGTAAAGGCGTTAAAAGTGTAGATGTTGTATCACAACCGTGTCCAGTTGCCAAAGTATCACCAAATCTACTTACAGCTGGCATTACTTACCCTGTCCGTTGTACGCTTTCCAGCTTCTTTTTTTGTGTTTATTCATAGAGGCAAATTTAGCACTTCTTTTTCTTTTAGTTTGAGAAGTTTTTTTGTAAACTGTTTCGTGTTTTACAAAATCTTTTGATAATCTTGCCATTATCTACCTAATTTCTTTTTTCTACCCCAAGGCAATTGAATACCTTCAGAGATTTTTTGACCTTTTTTGCTAATATATTCAACTCCTATAATTTTATCTTTATTTTCTAAAAATTTTGATTGAATTGACTTAACAGCTTTCTTTAAACTTATTTGTTCCGTTTTTTCTTCTAATCCTTTATCATTCCAAAAGAAAAATTCACGCATTTTTGCCATTTTTTAAGCTCCATTAAAAGAATCGTAATCCATTGAATCGTATTTCACTTCAGCTGGATCGAATCCATCATTTTCTTTGTGCCGACAATGTGTACAGCACAATGTTTGTTGTTCTTCGCCATAATTTTGAAAACAATAACCATCACAATGACAGTCGTGTCCACAATTTTGACAATATTTTTTTTCTTTAACCATTTTTAACTATATTTATCTTAAAAATTACAACTTGCTGTCGCTGTTGTTGTTCCTTTTTTTAACGAATCAACTATTTTTTCTTCAGTATTCATTTTTTTATCACTTGATTCGGTTTTTTCACTTGTTTTTACTTCAATTTTTGGGAAAAATTTACAATTTTTAAGGTTTTTTACACAACCAGAACAAAAAGAGAACAAAAAAAGTAAAAAAATGACTAAAAATAAGGGTTTTTTATGCATATTTTTTTGGTTTTTACCATTGACAATCGCATTTATTCCATATATTATTAACGTATATGAACAATAAAGGAGTAAACACTATGAAAAACAATATCGGTGACGAAATGAAAATGTTTAACAATCATTTATTTAGTATGAGTGTTGATGAGTTAAACACTACTAAAGATTTAATTAATGATTTGATTAAAAGTAAAATTAAATCTGTCTTAAAAGTTGGTATGAAAGT